GAAGGCTCTGGAAGCAGAGATAGCAAGATTACAGGGGCTGAAAGAAAGCCTAAGTACGCAATCCATAGCAATCCAAAGTCCCACAAATGATCTTAGGGAGACCGTACGACAAATTCTTCGTGAAGAGTTAGCCGCTGCGGTTCCTCCTGAGCAACAAAAGATTCCCTTGTTGGCGGCTGTTGGTACAGGATTGTCCGAGGAACAACAAATATGGTTGGCACAATCGTCTAACCAAGATAGACTTTCAGAATTCTTTATGACACCTGAAGGTCAAGCCGTCACACGACGGTTCTTTACACTATATAAGGAGTTTACATGCAAGTAGTACATTCTGTAAAACTGTCTAAAGATGAAAAAGCTGAGTTATTGGCTTTGGCAGAAGTGGTCGCCACAGCTAGAACAAGTGTAGCTTTTAGTACAGAAGAACGTCCAGCTGAAATTGAGAAGGCCACAAACGCTTTTTGCAATGCTATTAAAGATGCAATCCATATGGCCTTTAGCTATGGTTATAACGAAGGCCTGAACAATGCAAATCTGAAAGATACCGATATGTATAAACCTATCGAAGCGAGCCCATTGTGAAACTGGACACTAAAGGTCAAGACTTCATTAAGGTAAGAGAACGTTTCATGGGACGCCCTTACTTAGATGGAGGTGGTGTTCCTACTATTGCTTTCGGTAGTACACGTTACAGTGACGGAAGAGCTGTCACTATGAAAGACCCTATGATTTCACTAGCGGCTGGTACCAAGTTATTTATGGATACTTTAGTCAAGTATGAAGATTGTGTGAATGAATCAATCAAAGTACCTATGACTCAGAATGAGTATAACGCAATGGTATCTTTATGTTATAACATCGGGACATCCGCTTTTGAGAATTCTACTTTGGTTAAGTTAATGAACTCAAATTCAGATAAAGAATCGGTGGCCAATCAGTTTATACGGTGGAACAAAGACAACGGACGTATCGTTAAAGGTTTGACGGTTCGTAGAAAATTGGAACAAGCTTTATTTTTGGAGAGTTAAATGTTTAAGTATCCTTTAGGTACTCAAGTAGAGATCCCTGTGTCTCTCAAAAAAGATAAACTGGACAGAGCCACAAGCACCTATGAAGCTGTATTGGCAGGAACAGATGGTAATAATGTTGTATTGACCGTCAGAGTTCCAGTTAGTAGAGGTGATTGGGATGCTGCGGCTACATACAGTGCCGGCGATGAAGTTGTCGTGGGAACTACCACATATGCTTTAGCCAAAGGTACAGCTGTAGTATCTGATGTAGCTCCGGGATTATCCAGAAATTGGACACCCGTTAATCCAGATTTAGTATATATTCAAATCCCTCACACATTAGTGGCGGGTGGTATTTTGGAACTGAGTGTCACCGAGACAGGTGTAGCTTTTCCAAGAATCTTAAAAGTATTTAATGACACAATCGAATTCACAACAAGCCCAACGGAGTTAGTATAATGGAAACAGAAATTAAAACACCAGAAGTAACCACACTAGTGAAACCAGCTAAAGTAACTGCGAGTACATCTTTCGAAAATAAAGTTCCAAGCCTTTGGACAATTCTTCCTGGTGAAGAAGAAGATACCATCGTGGCAACAAGCAATTCTACTCAAGAAACCTTCGAAGGCACAATCGAAGAGTTTAACGAAAGATTGAAGTAACATGGCGGCTCCTACTAAAACAGTAGCCTCTCCTTGCAAAGCCTACGAGTTTATGGAGCCTACTTGGGCCAAAAGTCGAGCTGTATGTAACGGGGAGAGAGCTGCTAAGATACACGATCGCCTTTTGGACACAATTTTTTATACAAATCTACTGATTCCTTTCTCACAAGATATGACAGCGGAGCAGTATGAGTTTTATAAATCTGAAGCAGAGTTGCCGGGTATTGTGGCACAGTTCACAAAGATGCTAATCGGTGGTCTTTTAAGAAAGCAACCTATCTTGGAACTACCGGCAGAATGTCCCGCTGAAGCGAAAGACTGGCTTATGAATAATATTGGAGCTGACGATAGCTCCATGATATCTTTCTTAGATTCTGCTCTTTGGGAAGATCTTCAGACATCCAGAGCTTGGGTTCTTGTGGATTATCCTTCGGTACCTAACACAGACAGTTTGAGTAAAGAAGAGCTGGACTCATTAAAACCTTATCCATTGTTATATAAAGCAGAAACGGTTATCAATTGGGATATCTCACAAATATTTGGAAAACCCAAGCTGCAACGTATTATTATCCGAGGTGAGACACCTGACTACTCTCAGAGTGAATTCCATGCAATCATGGTACCTACGCTTTGGGTACATGAATTAAAAGATGGATTTTACCAAATTAGAATCTATAAAGGCTCTATCGCCGAAAATAATGATCAGACTGTTAAACGTGGCGATGCTGCTGATAATAGAAATGTTAATCATCTTGCCGGCGGCTTTGAATTGGTTGAGACTGTGACTAATATTTTGGCCAATGGTGAAAGACTCACAACTATCCCTGCATGGCCTTTGAACGGTGATCTTGAACCCAAGATGCCAATGATAATGCCTCTAATTGATAAAGAGGTTTCACTTTACAATAAACTAAGTAGAAGAAACCATTTATTGTATGGCGCAGCGACATATACACCTGTGATATCCTCAGACATGACAGATGATGAGTTTGACGATGTGGTATCTGCAGGGTTAGGTGGTTGGATTAGATTGCGTCAAGGTGATACAGCAGATATTCTGGCGACTCCTACAGATGCTCTCAAGGATATGCAAGCTACTATCGAAGCGACGATTTCAGAGATGGCACGTTTGGGCGTTAGAATGCTTACCACAGAGAATGAGCAATCGGGTGTAGCTTTGGAATTACGCAACGCAGGGCAGACTGCTCAATTAAGTGTACTCAGTACTAAGATTTCCAATACAATGCAACAAGTGATTTGCTTTATGCTTAATTGGAGATACGATCTAAAGTTAAAAGCTGAAGATATTAAATTCAAACTTTCTGAAGATTTTGACCCTGTGCCTTTGGGAGCTGATTGGTTACGCTTGGCTACAGAATGGTATCAGAATGGCTTACTTCCACGTAGTGTTTGGTTATCTATGTTGAAACAAAACGACATGATAAATCCTGAATACAGTGATGAAGAGGCTAAGAAAGAAATTAACGGCGATGAGATGTTAATGCCACCTATGAGTAAACAACCGGAGATGCAAAATGGCATGTAAAAAGAAAGGCGGCGGTGGTAAGAAATGAAACCACATCAAGAAAGAGTTGTAGAAGAAAGAAATGTACTTAATGACAAAATTAGTGCATTAGCTGCGTTCTTGGCTAAAGTACAAGACGGTCAATTTGAAGTAGAATCTTCAGAACAAGATCGTTTGGCAACCCAATTAGTAATTATGCAAGCCTACTCAAATATATTGAACATGCGAATTAAGGAATTCAAATGAAAAAGTATATCGGCACTAAAATGGCTATTGAAGAAGAAATTCAATCGAAAGGATTGACAGCACCACGTATCACATCAGAGCACATTGATGCTTGTATTGTTGACGAACGTTACCATGTGTTCGCAAGATCTACAGTAACAATCTGTTTACTTGAGTTACGAAATGGTTTCATGGTGACAGGCGAATCAGCTTGTGCAAGTATAGAGAATTTTAACGCAGAAATCGGCAGAAAGATTGCCAAAGATAATGCTATGTCTAAAATTTGGATGCTGGAAGGCTACCGCCTCAAAGAACATTTGACTCGTATTGAATCAGGTTTGTTACCTAATAACACAATTTTTAACTAAAACTGCCCCTTGGAGAAATCTGAGGGGCTTTTAATTGGAGTTTCATATGAATGCTAATACTGTTATCGCGGACAATATTATTAATCGTGCAGCTATGCTACGCCTGTACGAACAAAAAGCGACTGACAAAGTCTTTTTAATTCTGGATGGTCACGAGATACGTCTAGATAAGGTAATTAAAAATTCCGACAATTTTAAAGATTTTGAAAAATCAGTAAAGAAAGAAGTTGACAAAACATTCAGGGAAATTGTGAATGTAAATCGAAAAGACATGCTCAGTCTAGCCGCTGATCATATATCCTTCGCGTATCAAAACGTGGAAACAAGCCTGGGTAAGATATGGAAAACAGATAAACCCAAAATAATCCCCGCCAATATCGTAGACAAAGAGCCTATCTTCGAGGGTACATTGCTGTCATCCGCTTGGAAAGGTGTATCTAAGAATGAGCAACTTCGAATCACACAAGCTATTCGTAAAGGATTATCAGAGGGCAAATCTTATGATGAAATCGCTCTGGAAGTTCGAAGAGGTAATCTCCACAATATCACAAAGATGCAATCTAAAGCCGTCACAGTGACAGCCATCACATCGATAACAAATAAAGCCGACATAGCGGTGTACAAGACAAACGCCAAAGCTATGGAAGGATGGCAGTACGTAGCGGTGCTCGACTCTAGAACCTCTAAGCTGTGTTCCCATTTGGATGGTAAAATATTTCCCATAGATGATACAAGAGATCTACCGCCACGCCATTGGCACTGTTATGACAACGACACCAAGATATTAACACGTGATGGATTTAAGTATGTAAAAAATGTTAGCATCGGCGAAGAGTGTCTATCACTGAACCCCGATACCTATGATTTGTCGTGGACGCCTGTTATCAATGTATTCAGAAAATCAGTTGATGAGATGGTTGTAATCAAATCTAAGACAGTAGATATGCGTGTTTCTGTTGATCATCCTATGATTGGCGAGCAGCGTAGAGATCTGGGCGGTAAAAAGACTAGACAGTTCATTAAGTATCCGTCTGTTCTTGATATAAAGAATAGATCGGATTTCAGGATGCTTTGCTCATCGGAGTGGACAGGTGAGAGTAATCCGACCATCAGTATAAATACGCTAGAGATTAGCACTGAAGTATTCTGTAAATTCATGGCTTGGTGGCTTTCTGACGGTTATACCTCAGAACACGCTAATGGACGTTTGACTTGTGCTATCACTCAACAAACGCACAGGGAGTTGATGTTCTCTGAACTGACTGAGCTGAATCCAACTCTGGGTATAGATAGAATTCACTTTCACGACATGCGTTTGATCGAATGGTTAACGCAGTTTGGTAAATGTACACAAAAGTTTGTACCAGATGAGATCAAAAACCTCGCCCCAAAATATATAAATATTTTTCTTGAGGCTTATCTATTAGCTGATGGTTCTAGTTGTAAATTTAACGACTTTGAAGGGTATGTCAGTCAACCTGTAAGGCGCATGTTTACAACGTCTCCTAAACTAATGGCGGATTTATGTGAACTGATGATAAAGAATGGGGATACTGCTAGTGTTCGAGAACAAGCGCCCACTGTCGCGTATAAACAAGATAAGAGCGTAATATCTGGAAATCATCTGCTGTATATAATTAGCTGGAATCGCTCACAATATAAATCTTTTAAAGAGTGCGTGGTCACTTTTGAAGATGTAGATGAAGAGGTATATGATGTGGAGCTTCAAAAAGATCATACGCTATTGACTATGCGTAATGGTAAAATTATTTGGGGCAGTAATTGTAGATCACATACATTACCTGTATTTAAGTCGTGGGAAGATGTGTCCAAACTAGAAGGTATTGCTAATGTTCGCAAACAGAATATTTCTAAACTATCTCCTGAAGAATTAGCATTCTATGACGGCCAGACACCTATGCGAGAATCTTATAACGATTGGCTAAAGAGACAGCCTAAGGATGTTCAACTAAGACATCTTGGGGATTATCAGAAGGTAGGTCTATTGAATTCAGGAGCTCTGACTGTAGATAAGTTTGTAAATGCTGAAGGACGTTCTGTAGGTATTAACGAACTGCGGGCTAATACTCCAGTCACACTCCCGCAGGACACAGCAAGATTCGCTAATGCTAAGGCACGTTTGGATGCCATGCAGCTGGGTGCGGTTAAGCCTGAAGACTTCATAAATGATAGTAAGCTTTCGAAGATTCTGAAAGACTATTACATGCTACAGGCTGGAGAGTTAGATGGTACGTTATCATTGACGAACTTCAGAGGAACTTTGATAGGTAATAAGAAGCAGACTAAGAATCGTGTATTGAACACTCCTCCTACAGAAGAACAAATGGTATTTAATCCAATCACAGGACGATACGAAGATATTAGACTATATCAACCTAATATTGGGGTGTACAATAATAATATTCGATTGGTGCGCGAGAGTGATATGCCGAAAGAATATAAAGATTATATTGTAACCTTTGTAGAAGGGTTGGAAGATTACATGGGTGTCAATGAGCGTGCGGTGATAGCTGACAACCTAAGGATTACTTTCTCTAGGTACGCTGAGAATAAAGAACTTTGGGGTAACTTTAAGGCTGTATCACAGAGTCAAATAAAGTTCGATGTGATGAACGTCTCTGATAGTATAGAGACACAGCTTAGAAAAGATACAGATGTCTTGAAGAAACTTAAACAAGACAACTACATTGATCCTATCTTAGGGCCTACTCAACTTCAAGATCTTCACGATAACTTCATAAGCAATATCAAAGAAAAGAATCTATGGGAAGACGCTACTGCGCCTAAGATCGCCAGAGAGTTGAGAAATACATTTGACTATAAGATAAGTCCTGTATTGAAGCTCAGAATGGACGACGACGCTTTGTATCAGTTCTACCTCAAGTTCGCAAATAGACTATCACTGGCCGATATGCCAGATAAAGACGCTTTTGCAGTGTCACTCGGCAGAGACTTGTATACACTGGCAAATCTCAACGGGGATCGTTATAAGTGGTATAAAGAAGGTATGAAAATCCTTGAAGCTAAGAACGTGAATAAGTTCTTCGAGGTGGAGACTTATGGCGTACAAAAGAAAAGAATGAGATCTAGATTAAGTAATAACTATTTTGGACCGTATCATGACACTCTAGCGTATAACATTCGCGTGACAGACCCTAGGATTCAACGGTATGCCCAATTAACTCGTAAGGTTGAGGTGGGGTTGCGTGTGGGAGTCTTAGATGATAGAAACAAATTAATTTTCAGAGAAGGGTACAAAACGTATTTCTTCAAAACACCAACGGGAATGGTAGATACCAGAATCCCAATTACCTCCACCAGTTCTTTCAGGGATTTTCCCACTGAGTTTGTAGATAAAAATATGGTGGATGCTCTAAACTGGGCGAGTCAGTCTAAATACAGAATAGATGAAGATTTCTATGACTTTACGAAGAAGCTGCTTTACTTTGAAGATGACAGAGGTAATGCAAAGAAATACAATGATCTCAACGAGTATAGGCATTATATCACTGGTCGAGGAGACGCCTATGAAAGATTCAAGTCGATGGATTGGTTGCGCAACAATGGGAAGGCGTTTTCCAACAATCCATTCATCGATCACCGAGCGCGTATATACGATAGAGGATTAATCTCTCCGCAAAGTGGCGAGAGTTTTAGACCCTATTTAAACACAGAAGTGGCTAAACCTTTGGGCAAAGCAGGTTACGATAACTTTAGAGATCAGATCGGTGCTTTTCTAGGTGGTCTAAATGATAAATTTGAAGGCAATTACAACGGCCTAAGCGTTACTGGGAGACAAAAGATCGCCGATAAATTCTGGCCTGAATTGACAGAAATTGGTAATCGAATGATCAGTAAGAAGCCTGCGGACCTACGTTGGATACTTGAGAATGAGACTGTGGGAGCTGTTGAGGGTGAGGAACTTGGTAAGTTCTTCAGGTTCGCTATTGAGGTTGCTAAGATTGATAATCATTTGAAAACTGGAGTCAGTGATATAAGCAAACCTCTGGCGGTAATCGTGAAGGGCAATCCGAAGTATATTGACAACAATCCCTTAGCAGATACTTTCTATGCCGATGTGAAACAGCGCCTAGAAGCCAAGGGATATAGAGTTGAATTTGATGCTGGGGAGGACTTCACAGAGCCTGACCAGACAGCAATGCTGGTGGTCGGTCACTCTAGAGGTGCTTCTCGGCTAAAGTACGCCAACCCTAAGGCCACTACGTTTGAGTTAGTCACAGAGAATAAGTACGGTACTGACGCTGACCATTATAAGCTGTCCTCTGCTGACTTGAAGTCCCTGTCTACAGTAAAGTTGCCGCCGAAGTCTGTAAAGTTACATCAGTTTAGCTCGACCGTAAAGCCCGCTGAGGATTTTCTGGCGAAAGGCATGTACCACCTCAGTGAGAAACCCCTGGCCTCACTGACAATGTCACCACGTGTCCCTGACAACTATCTGACGCAGAAAGGATTTGAGGACGGTACTACACCTCGAGTTTCTTTTGCAGAGTCGGTAGATGGGGCAATTCGCGGCCTGTCTATGAAGCTGTCTGGAAAAGAGTTGCATGTGTACGTACCTGTTGGTAAATACAGCAGACTCACACCTACTATCGCTCAAGTCCCTGATAGCAAAGTGACATCGGAACAGTGGGTCACATCTGATGTAAGGGTTAAACTGCTCGGTAAGATTAAAGTGGTTTCCCCGAAAGATACGCCAGCTGGCGCGTATACGCTGAGTGACGGTACCGTACATGAGCTCTATGACGCAAACTGGTATCCAATTAGTGAGAACGCGTTACTCGCCAAGGCCGATGCAGACCCTTTCATTAGAGGCTACTTCAGCAAACGTAAAGATACTTTGCAAGTAATTGGCGATGACCAAGGATTAATTTCCGTGGAAGATGTAACTACAGCTTCAGGTAAATGGAAGAAAGTTAGTGGTGTGTGGTTGGATGAATCTGCGAGAGGAAAAGGACTAGCAGATGCAGCTATTAATCAGGTAGTCGGTAATGCTAAGAGTTTTGCCCTTATTGAACCTGACAATATCGCGTCACAAGCACTGTTCAAAAGACTCGGCTATAGACAGACAGGCGTTAGGGGGCCTGGCCTAGGTGAGCCCTCTTCCACTACTTATCAGTTTTGGGAGAGAGCTGCAAGAGACGTCTCGTTAGAGAATAAATTAGACAACTATTACACAGCTCTTGCGCTTGAACAAGACGCGAGTTCGTCTGGCGCGCAGATAATAGCGTTAACGACGAAGAATAAGCAACTCGCTGAGATGAGCAACGTAGTTCCCACAATGCAGAAGCGCAGGCTATATGATGAGATCGCTGCGGCTACGTTTCACGATCCACGTTTCAAGGTTTTAAATGAGAAACTTGGTTTAAGCGAGAAAGACCTGCGCAAGGCCGCAAAAGCCCAGAACATGGTGAAAAGTTGCCATGTATAAACTCTCTTAATTCAGTGAATCTCCCTAGTGGACAATACTGAGCTATTCTAGAAGGAACTTTCAAAAGAGTAGTGCAACGACTATCCCGAAAGGGAGTACTGGCCAAGTGGCTGGGAAACAGAGAGACAAGGATGTAAGATATAGTCTGACCTTAGTGGTAACACTAAGAAGGGCACCTTAACAAAAGTGCTCGTAACAATAATGGACTTTCTATGGCGCAGGCGAACGAACTGCCATTCTCAACGTAGAAGGAAAACTTGCCAAAATCCTCGACAAAGATGCAGACACGCTAGTCGTCAAAGCTGGTGACAGAGACATCGTGCTGAATGAGATCTCAGCGCGTGCTGCTAGATATAAGAAGTTCGACGAAGACACTTTTAATGAGCTCATGGCACTCCGTAAGAATATAAAAGACTGCTTTGATAAAGGCAAAGATCCTGGTGACGAGATAATGGAACAGTTGTATTTCTTAGATCCGAAGACCCGTGATCTTGTGGGTAAAATGACTACTCACTATGATAGGGTGGTTACGCCGGATGACTTCAAAGCGATTGCCAAACTAATGTCTGAACACTTGGCAATACAAGTGCCTATCCTAAAAGACTTCACTAAATTCTTCGGAAGATTGGCTGAAGACTACTTAAAAAACGCTAAGCCTAAGAAAGCAGATTTCGATTGGTCTAGTATCGTTAAAGGTATGGTGGTCGGTAACAAAAAGAGAGGTTATACTCTTCCAGACAGAGTAAGTGAATTGTTGGGTATAAAGAGAGGAGAAGCTGTAAGCGAAAAATTCCTCAGACGTTTTGGGTGGTACAAGCCGGGCAGCACTTTTGATGAAATAGTGAACGGTGTCGCAACACCAAAAGCCAGGACACTAGGCGCTAAGTTTATGAAGATGGAGATAGATTTACCATACGGTGCCAAAATACCTGTGTTTGGTGGTATTGAGATATTCAAAGCTAATAAGATGCCTAAGGCTTGGACAAATGTTCCATGGGTAAACTTTGATGGAAAAACGATAGAGCAGAATTTTACACAAGCCTTCGAAGAGCGCTTGTCATACAAAGATGCACAAGGAAACTGGGTTACTAATTTTGTACAAGTGTCTCAGAAGTCTGAGATGACGCCTTGGGATATGATCTTCAATAAAAAGGGCGATTTCCAAGATATTGCAGATGCAGGTCAGGCTAAGACTGCCTTCGCCGTTAACGGTAATCACTCCAATGACGCTACATTGGTAAAGCGTTTCCATCTATGGGGAAAAGAAAACAATGTAGCTACAAGTACTATTCATGACGCCTTCTTTGCAAATACTGCTGATATGGTACCTGCAAGGATCGCCCTCAGAAAAATCTACGCCAATGTGCTTGATAATAATCAAATCATTCGGACGTTAGATGAGATGCATGCCCGTGGATTGCCCGACGCTTTATATGAGCAGTATCTGAATGAAGCGATTGATAAGGGATTAATACCTATAGCCGGTAGAAGTGTGGTGGGTGGACGTGTGATCGAAGATAAAGACATTCTCAAGAAGGAAGATGTACTCCAAGAGGTACCCACCGGTTTCGGTGATGATTATTCTTTCTACGGAGTAGGTTGATGAATAGAACATTTAGAGTTGTTCACTTCAAAGCAGGCGTTGGATCTGCTAACGATTCTTCTTTCAGACACCTAAAGGTTTTACCTATAACACCTAAAGAGCCTGTTACCCATGCCCCACATGGGCTGCAGCGAGGCTAAAAACTGCCCGTCTGCGGCGCGAAAAATTTCGGCATGGCCACCGCATCGGCGTGCGAAAAACGTGTCACAGCGGCACGGATTTTGGCCAACTTTTGGAAAATCTCACGGGCGACTTGAAATCTGAAACGCGTCAACGCCACTGAGAATACATGGAGAATACCTCATCATTTTATATTAGCGATTTCGAGAGAATCGTCAATACACTGCGATGAGGTTACTTCATCCTGGTAATCATTCGGGTGTTGAATTAACCCAAATGTCAGCCCCTTAACATTATCCTAATGATACCCTAAAGGTATCCAAAGGGAGGTATATAGGGAACCCTAAGGGATAAGTGTATTATTGTTATTACTATTAATATTCCTTAAATGGTAATACCCTAAAGATATCCTAAAGATATCCAAAGGGATAAAGTTTATTATTGTTATTTATTATTATTTCTTTAAATGGTATTACCCTAAAGGTATCCAAACGGATAATGAACAA